CGGCGCGGGCATGCACCCGCAAGAGGCCATGCAGCTTGTGGACACCTATGCCCGCAATCGCCCGATGGCCGAAACCTATCCGCTTGCCCTCGATATCCTTGACGCCCGCTGGAACGGCACAGCCGATCCGGTAACCGGAGACACCCCAGCATGACCACCCGTTTGGAATTTAAGGCCGATCTGACCGTCACGCCAGAAGGGCTGATCGAAGGCATTGCGTGGCCGTTCGGCAGCGCTGATCGCGTCGGTGATGTGATTGAAAAGGGTGCCATCGCGGCACCTGTCACGCTGCCGATGCTGTTCGCCCACGATCAGGGGCAAGTCATCGGCGTTTGGGACCACATCGAAGAAACTGATGCGGGGCTGACTGTCAAAGGCCGTCTGCTGATCGACGATGTAGCGCGCGCCCGCGAAGTGCAGGCGATGATCAGCGCGAAAGCCGTGTCGGGCCTGTCCATCGGTTTTGTCACCACCAAGTCAACACCCCGCGCCAAGGGCCGGACCATCACCGCACTGTCCCTGCATGAAATCTCTGTTGTCGCTGTGCCGTGCCATCCGGGCGCACAGATCACTTCCCTGAAATCGGACGGCACCGCAAACCCCATCAAGGAACAAAGCATGAATCCCGAGACTATCGAAGATCCGATCAATCCATCTGCACCGGCCAACGCGCCCCAGATGGACACCAAAGCTTTTGACGAAATCAAGTCCCGGCTGGACAAGATTGAAGCCAAGGCAAACCGCCCGCAAGGCGTCCACATCACCGGCCCGGTGACAGACCCCGAAACCAAAGCGTTTGGTAACTTCCTGCGCCGGGGCGTCGAACGTATCGCGCCAGAGGAAGTCAAAGCCCTGACCGTCGCCAACGACGCCAGCGCAGGCTATCTGGCACCGCAGGAGTTTGGCAGCGAACTGATCAAGCTACTGACAGAGTTCAGCCCGATCCGGTCCTATGCCAAGGTCATTTCGATCAGCGCGCCGTCAATCGTTTATCCGCGCCGCGTATCTGGCACCTCTGCAACTTGGGTAACTGAGATCGCAGGCCGCACGGCATCCGGCATGACCTTTGAACAGGTGACGATGACACCGCACGAGCTGGCGACGTTCACGGACGTGTCGAACGCTCTGCTTGAAGACAACGCCTACAATCTTGAAGGGGAACTGCTTTCTGACTTCGCAGAGTCCTTTGCGAGAACCGAAGGGCTGGCGTTCGTCAAAGGCACCGGCGCAGGCCAGCCGTTCGGCATCATGGCCGCGTCTGGCATCGCTGAGCTGAAAACGGGCCTTGCGGCAAACTTCCCTGCGTCCAACCCCGCTGATGTGCTGATCGCGATGTATCACAAAATCGCCACGACCTATGCGCAGTCTGGCGTCTGGATGATGAACCGCAACACGCTGGCCCTCGTCCGGCAGTGGAAGGATGGCAATGGCCGCTATCTGGTGCTTGACCCGATCACCGCTGGCGCACCTTCGGCGCTGCTTGGCCGTCCGGTTATCGAGATGCCAGACATGGACGATATCGGGGCCAGCACCTATCCCATCCTGTTTGGTGGCATGCAGGGCTACCGGATCATTGACCGTGTGGGCCTGACCACCTTGCGCGACCCCTACAGCCTTGCTGTAAATGGTCAGGTGCGGTTCCACGCCCGCAAACGTGTCGGTGCTGACGTGACGCACCCTGACCGCTTCATTAAGCTGAAGTGCGCAGCATAAAATGATGCAGCGGCACGCCTCTGATATCGCTTTGGCCTACGGTGGCAACACCGTTTGGCTTAAGCCGTCGCTGCGTGCCGCGACCAACCTTGAAGCATTGCACGGCGGGTTTCCCGCCTTGCTTTCAAAGCTGCATGACTTCGACACCGCGACGATCCGCGAGATCATCCGGCATGCAGCACCTGACCGTGCAGCGGCCCAGACTTTGCTGAACGCACTGTCTGGCGCATCATTGCGCACGGTCCAGCAAGTGACGCTTGCACCAGCCTTCGCACTTCTCACAGCGCTGATGACCCCGGTATCTGCAAAGATCACGGGCGAGGCCGCGAAGGCACCCACTGCCAAGGCCGTTGCATGGTCTGACCTTTATGCTGACCTCTACAAGATCGCGACGGGTTGGCTTGGCTGGACGCCAGACACCGCTTGGAACGCGACCTTGCCAGAAATCTTGAACGCCTTTGACGGTCACGTCGATCAGCTAAAGGCCATTCACGGCGGTGGAGAGGAACAAGGTGCCAGCGCACCGGCAATGACCAATGATCAGCGACAGGCAAACATCGACGCTGGCCTTGATCCAGACTTTGACAGGGCTGGCCTGCGCGCCTTGAAGGCGAAAATGACATGAGCCGCCCGCCGCACCTGTGCATCTGTGGTGCCGTCGTGGCGCATGGCGCGCGCTGCGTTTGCCAGATCGCGTCAACCCGTGCTCGCAACAAACGCCATGACGCGAACCGGCCTAGCGCTCGTGAGCGTGGCTATACGCGCCAATGGGAAACTGCACGCAAGGAATGGCTGCACTTCAACCCGATATGCACACACCCCGGCTGCGCTAACCCTGCAACCGTGGTGGATCATGTCACCCCGCACAAAGGCGACATGAAACTGTTTTGGGACAAGACCAATTGGCAGAGCCTTTGCGCCAACTGTCACAACCGGCACAAGCAACGGTTGGAGCTAAAACGGTGATTGTTCAATCATACCCAACGATCGTTATGGTATTCCATACTCAGATCGGGTGTGGGCATAAAATTGAACGTGTGCTGATTGTTGGTCTGACAGCGTTTGAAATACTCATCGCCAGTTACAAAGCTGATCAATTTATCTCTGTTGACGCATACAGGACAAATGAAGTGGTGAGGCTGCCCGTTCGCGGAAACTGTCTTAAGCTGAAAGACTATGTCTCCTTCGCTGGTCTGAAAAAGCTCATATCGTGCCTTCTCGGCTTCGAATTCATTTTCTCGCAGCAATTCCTGACTAAGAACCTTAAGCGCTTCGCTGATCTGCACGTTCATCATATTGGCAGCGGTCAAATCAGCAGCGAGTGTGTTAAGCAACTGCGCCGCTTCAGCATTGTCAGGCGCAGCATCGGAGGAAAACAACTTCTTAATAGTTTGGGCTGTTGCAGCAGCTTGCCCTGTAAGACCTACAGCGCTGGTCGCCATGCCAAGTGCGGTCACTATGCTAGCGATTTCCAATACAATACTCCGTCCATGTTTTCTTCATACTCTGAATTGCTACTAGCTAAAGTTGTTGCAAACAACTGTTGCATTCGCGCGTTGGCGTTCTTGATATGACTTCGGATCAAGCCCTTTGGTGCGAAGTGCTGTCTCTGGCGATCAGCGACGCGGTCACCGGCACATCATCCGGCAAGAAGAGCCGTGCGACCCGCATTCACGACATTGATCGCCAGCGCAAATATCTCACGGTCCAGAACAAGGATTTTGACATGGTTTGCTCATTGGCTGGTGTCGATGCTGACGCGACCCGTGAGCACTTGATCAAGCGGATAGCAGAGGCACCCACACCGCAAGAATTGGTTGGCAGCAAGCGTCGCGTCCAGAGGCTCAGCCTGCGCTCTGTCGGACGCCCAAGCACCATGCGGGGGGTGGGCAAGGACTTTAGCCATCCTAAGGGGACCGGCGGGGGGAGAAGCGCACAAGAGCAGCCGAATATAACTTTTCAGGATAGAACCGCATGACCATCACACCGCTACCCTTGCTCAAGGCACAGCTGAATCTCGACCACGATTTTGACGATGCGCTGCTGGCGCACAAGCTTTCTGTTGCCGAAGAATGGATCGGCAACTTTACCGGCACATCTTTTGGCGACCACGATCCTATCCCGGCGTCGCTGACGGAAGCCGCGTTGCAGCTTGCGGCCTATTGGTATGGCCAGCGCGAGAGTGCCAGCGACGTGCGGCTGAGCGCTGTGCCGTTCGGCGTCTTGGAACTGATCGCCCCATACCGCGAGAGTGTGACCGGTCATGTCGCGGCTTAAAGGATCTGCGGCACTGGAAAAGCGCCTGCTGGCGATACCGCAAGAGGTATTGGCAGGCGTGCGTCCGGCACTTGTCAAAGGTGCAGAGGAAGTCGCCGCCAATATGCGGGCGCTCGTGCCGGTCGATAAGGGCGATCTGAAAGCATCCATCGCTGTTACCGGCCCCGGTGAGACGACGCCTGCTTATGCCGTGGGTGGTGGCAGTGTCACGGCAGCACCTAATCAGGCGCTGGTGACTGTCGGAAATACCGATGTGCGCACGGGCCATATGCAGGAATTTGGCACTGTGAACCACGAGGCGCAGCCGTTCATGCGGCCCGCTTTCCGTCTGGCGAAAGCCCGTGTTGTGAACCGGATCAATCGCGCCATTGGCGCGGCCATCAAAAATGCAGGTGTGAAATGATCGAACCAAGCCTTGCGCTACAAACGGCTGTGCGCAGCACACTGATCGCACACCCGGCGGTGACAGACCTTGTGCAGCCTGATCGCATTCGGGCTGGAGCAACGCGCCCGGACAAGTTCCCATGCGTGGTGCTGTCCGGTGCATCGACGCATTATCTAGGCCGTGCGTCGGGCGATCAACACTTGGCACGGGTGAATGTTGATCTGAACATTTGGGCAATCGAAGACGGACCGGATACTGCCAAGGCCATTGGCTTTGCCGTATCCCGCGCATTGATCGGTATGGCTGATGATCAGGATGGCTTCAGCATTGACCAACTTGATCAGCCACGTCTGATCTGGTTGCGCGACCCTCAGCCGGAGCTGGCCTATACCCACGGCGTTCTTGAGATCGAAGCCGTGATCCGGTGGCGCACATGATCAGGGCAGGGGCTTTGCGTGAGCGCATCACGCTTGAAAGAAAGCTGGAAACGGTGATGCCATCCGGTGCCGTGCAGTCAAGCTGGATCACTGAACAGATCCTGCGGGCTGAACTGGTGCAGGAAAAAGCCGAAACCTTCCTGACCGGCACTGAACGCACCGAAACACGCAACGTGTTTCGCATTTGGGCGGTGGACTGGATCAACGCGGATATGCGCGTGATCCATAATGACCGGACCTATCGCATCGCGCGGATCGTGCCGCTGGACCGCTTGGCGCTTGAACTGCACTGCGTCAACGCGGTGAACGAGCCATGAGCGCGCACCTGCGCGGCGTGAAACCGCAAGCCAAGGCCAGCAAAGACGCACTGAGCAAAGCGCCGCCGGTGCCGGAGTATTTCAGCACCTACGCCGCGGCTGAGTGGAAACGTATCATGCCGCGGCTGATCAAAGACCGCGTGCTGACCAAAGCTGATCTGGCTGGGGTTGAGCACTACTGCATGATGATCGGCGTCGTGCGCGAGATCGAAACCAACCGCGTCACGAACGCCGGTGATATCGACGCCAAACTTTTCGGTGTGCAAAACCGCGCGGCGCAGACCGCACGGCAGCTTGCGGCTGAGTATGGATTGTCACCGGTCAGCCGCGCGCGGATCGGCAGCAATGCAAGTGACGGTGCCGACGACGACAACCCATTGAACGTGCGGTGATCCATGAGCACCGGCACCGCGTTTCCTGCGTGGATATATGACAACAGCCCTATAGCCGATCCGCTTGGATACGGGGAAAGGGCCGTGCAGTTTCTGCGCCGGTTGCGGCACCCCAACAGCGACGCACCGGGCGGTGCCTTCCAGCTTGCGCCTTGGCAAGAGCGGATCGTGCGGCGCATCTACGGCCCCAGACACGCAGACGGGCGCAGGATCGTGCAGTCCGTGTTCATGCTCATGGCACGGGGCAACCGCAAGACCAGCTTGGCCGCAGCCCTCGCCCTGTTGCACACCATCGGGCCAGAGCATGTGCCTGCCGGCCAAGTGCTGTTCGCCGCAGCTGACCGTGAACAAGCTGGCATCGGCTTCCGTGAGGCCGCAAACATCGTGCGCATGGACAAGCGCCTAGTCGCGGCAACGCGCATCTATGACGCCTACAACGCGCCCAAGCTGATCAAATACACCGCCGAGGACGTGACGCTCAAAACCCTGTCGAGCGACGGCGGCGCAGCGCATGGTCTGACCCCGGCTTTTACCCTGATCGACGAGATCCACGTGTGGAAAGGCCGCGACCTCTGGGAAGCGCTGCGCTCTGGTGCCGCAAAGGTAAACGACAGCCTGACCGTGATCGCCACCACGGCGGGGCGGGGCGCAGAAACCTTGGCCGCTGAGCAATACAACTACGCCCGCCGGGTGGCGCTTGGCGAAATCGACAACCCCGCATATCTGCCGATCCTGTTTCAAGCTGAACCTGACGACGACTGGCAGGACGAAACAGTCTGGCACCGCGCCAACCCCGGCCTTGCACATGGCTTTCCGTCACTCGACGGCTTGCGGGGTTTGGCGAAAGAGGCTGAGAACAAGCCTGCTGACCGGGCCGCATTCCTGCAGTTCAACTTGAACGTATGGCAGGCCAACAGCCGTGACCCATTGTTTGAGATGGCGACCTATGACGCCCGTGCCTTCGATGTGGACTTTGCCGATCTTGAGGCGCTGCCCTGCTACCTTGGTGTTGATATGTCACTGTCTGGCGACCTCACGGCAGTAGTAGCTGCTTGGCGGCACGATGACGATCAGATCACAATACACCCGTGGCTGTTTGTTCCTGGGGATGACCTGAGGGGCAGGGCTGATCGCGACGGGCTGCCATATGAGGAATGGCGCGACGCGGGCCTGATCCATGTGACACCCGGCCCGATCATCGACGCTGGCCTGATCGAAGACCAGATCAGGGAGATATGCGCGGACTTCGATGTGCAGGAAATCGCGGTCGATCCGCACCTTGCCCGCCGGTTGATGCAAAGCCTGCACGATGACGGTCTACCGGTTGTCGAATACCGGCAAACCCCGCTCAACATGGGTGTGGCTGCCGGTGATCTTGAACGCACTGTCAACGGTGAGCTGATCCGGCACTCAGGCCATTCAGCGCTGCGCCAGCACTTCGACAGTGTTGTCGCGTCGCGCAATCCCACGTCCGGCCTGATCCGCATGCACAAGGGCAAGAAGACTGATCGGATCGACGGGGCAATCGCCGCTGCGATGGCCGTGTCACGCGCCTGCGCCGCTGAGACAAACCTGAGCAAATACAATGCACCCGAAGCCGAAGGGCTTTTCATTTTTTAGGAGCCTGCACCATGTCCAACCTTCCCGGCCTTGTGGTCGATATCGAAGCCCGCATCGACAAACTCGAAAAAGGTCTGAAGCGCGCCAACGTCGCGCAGAACCGCGCCAGCGGCCAGATGGAGCGCCGTGCGCGCCAGAGCGCAGACAAGCTGCGTGACACCTACGGCAAGGCTGGTGACAGTATTCTGGCCACGTTCAAGCGCCTTGGCCCCGGCTTGGCCGGTGGTCTGGTGGGTGGCCTGACCGTCGGGGCGCTGGCAGGCTTGTCACAGAACCTTGGCCGGATCGTGAATGAGACAGCACAGATCGGAGACGAGGCCAAGCGGGCAGGGGTCAGCGTTCGGGCGTTGCAGGAATGGAAGTTCGTCGGTGCGCAAAACCGGATCGGCATTGACCAGATCGTCGACGGCCTGAAAGAGCTGAACCTGCGGGCTGATGAGTTTGTCGTGACCGGGCAGGGCGCGGGTGCCGAAGCGTTCGCACGGTTGGGGTATGCTGCTACCGAACTCAAAAACAAGCTCGCAGATCCGTCGAAGCTGATGCTTGAGATCATCGGGCGCATGGAAAGCATGGATCAGGC